TCCCAGATGCGACCGTTCATGACTTGCGTTTGGGAGCTGCCGTCAATTCTGACCGCTTCTTGAGCACTGGGTTACCAGTGGATTCTGATTTAATCCTGAGCACCGGATCAGATTCAGAGCCAACACGGACAACAGTGCCACCATTGGCAGTGCGAACAGAACCGCGTTTACCTTCTTTGCCGACGACCACGCCATAGGTTCTGGTTCCTTGGTAAATCCAGCTAACGCGAGAGCCAATACCGATAGCCATTACTTTTTCTTGCGTGGTTTACGGGATTTGCCAGCTTTGGAATAAGCGATGGCAACGGCTTGCTTGGGATCCTTGCCCGCCTTGATCTCGCGCTTGATGTTTTCCTGAATGACCTTTTTGCTACTGCCTTTTTTGAGTGGCATCAGCTTTGCGCGGTTAGATCAAGCTTAGTCAACCCTGACTTTGCCGTAGCTCTGCTGCAGTTGAGCCAAGGTTACCTCGCTGCCATCCTCGCGGACCATGCGGCTGAGCGCATCCTGCGGGCCATATTTGTCGGCCAGTTTCCTGAAATAAGCGGCGCGGCGGTCACTGCGAAACACATCCTTTTGATAAGCGTCAGATTGCCCCTTTAACCATTGGCCATAGTTCACGTCTGCACTCACGGGGCCATCAGCTGAAGCGCGTTTGCCAATGCCGATTATCTTTTCTGGCGGTGTCAGGCCGAGTGCCTTGTAATCAATGATTGGCACTGTCGTGCTGCGGCAGTTGAAATGAACAGGTGGCGTAGGTCCATCGCCATACTTAAATTCTTTGCCATCTAAGCTGCGGCAGATCGCTGAAGTCCGACTGTCAAGCGTGGCAACGTAGCGGTATTTCTGGGTTACATCCTGATTAGCCCTATAAACCTGTTCGCTAGCGGCATTGGCAACCTGTTGCACCGAAGTGCGTACAAGAGTCAAAACCTGATGATCAGCCGCCTTGGTTAGTTCACCGCCAGCTAGGGCTTGTTGCCGTGCGGTCTTTGCAAGTTGACCAAAGTTCAAGTTTCCAACCATGCGCCGTGCAATTTGCGCTGTTGGTTCCCCAGTTAAAAGGCCGGTGCGGACAATGGCATTAAAACGTTGAGCTTGTGATTGAGCCAAGCCGCGAAAGGCTTTAGATACAACATCGCCATTAGGCAAAGTTATGGCTGATCCTTGTGCAGCAGTCAGATTGAAGCCACCAGTGCCAGGCAAGGTGAAATTGATGTCCGTCGGGTCAACTGTGGCGACACTGGCTGCAAAATTAGGCGCCACCTCAACCGTGTTTACCGCACGCTGAGCGACAACACTTGGTTCAATGCCACGCGCACCAACTTGGCCGCCTTCAATCGCAAGCTTCAGTTGTTCAGTGACAAACTCGGTTTGCAGCTCGGCTAAACCTTGCAATTCACGCGCCACATAAGCAGTGCTACGGCCAGACCATGCATCAAGTGATTCCTTGAGCTGAGCCAAAATCACACGCAAACGCTGAGCCTGCACTGATTGCGGGCTGACAATGCCAGCACCTGCCGTTGCCTCACCAAGATCAATCGCCTTTAGGTCAGCGACAGCACTAAGGATGATGTTGTTGTAATCCCGCACGATCTGCCGGGCGACACCATTACCAAAGCGGTTCAGGTCAATGGCATTGCGGTAGATATTGGCGATGGGTTGATTGGGGTCAATCCGCCGCTTGTACTGCTCAACGTTGAGAAGGCGAGGCGTTACGCCAGATTGCGTCATTGCTCGTCAGCGGGAGCCTCTTCATCCATTACATCTTCAGCGCCGAGGTTTTCGGGGCCGCCCATTTCGATTAGCCCACCAGCTTGCGTGGCTTCCAGTTCCTCTTCAACGTCGAAGTCGTCGCCAAGGATTTCCCCTTCGCTGAGCTGATCAAGAAGGGTTTTCTGGCTGATGGATCCAGCAGTGTAGAGCTGCAACAGGGCAAGGATTTCAGCGGGCTCAAGACGTGCGCCAACAAAATCGCGGTTAATGAAACTTGAACCGGCCTGCGCTTGACCAACGTAATCAGCGTGGAACTGCAGGCAGTTATCAATCAGATCTTGCACCTGCTGAGCGATGACCATCATGGTGCTATCGCCTTGGCTGCGATCAATCCGCTTGGATTCAGCAGTTTCAGCAGTCAGCTTCTGGCCCAACACACTGGACAGACCAAGGTCGTTGATCTGTTTTTCAAGCTGCTCAAGGCGGCGGTATTGAGCTTCAAAGCTGTTGCCGCTGGGCTCAATATATTCAGCGCGACCTTCAGCGGGGAAGGCAATAGCTTCACCAGGGCCAGCGCTTACTTCCTCGGCAGATGACGGGAAGCCAAAGAACGCCAGCATTGGCACTGCACTGATGTGCAGCATGTTGTCCAGATCGCTTTGAATCTGATACGCCTTTAGGTTCAGCTCTGCGATGTCTTCCATCGGCGGGCGTGATTCCAGCAGCCCAACACGGTTGGAATAGGCAACAGCAAAGGGGATGTAATCAAGGCTGGTCTGGCCTTCGGCTACAACTTCAAAATCACCGCTGTTTTCACCTTGGCGGTAAAGCTGATAAGAGCCAGGACGCAGCACACGGATCTGCTCAACGTACTTTTCGCCAAACTCACCGTCAGGAATAACGACACGTTCCATCAGGCGCAACATGGTCAGCTGCTGAGCGCCATTAACGATTTCAGACCGCCAGCCAAGGATGTCCCGTGGGGTGTAACAAACCCAGTACGGGCGAAGGCTTGCAACATCCGTGATGTTTTGGGTTTCGCTGTCGTCAGCCGTTGGGAAATCAACCAATACGCCGACATGGCCATAACGCACAATTTTGCGCGTCAATTCATAGGTGAAAATGTTTAAATCATTGCCCTGCAGGTCTACGTCAAAAAGCTGCTCACGGACCTGATCAGCAACGTTTTCAAGCTTGACGGGCTTGCGGGTCAACATGCCAGCCAACATCCGTTCAAGGCGCTGGTAATACGGCGGGCATACGCTGCGGGCCAGACGGTTGTCGTAGCTGTCGTCCTGTTCGCGTGGTTCCTGCGGAAGGTAACGCCGATGCTTGCGACGCATACCCGTTGTGCCCTCAAGCAAATCCTCAATCAGGATCCAGTGAGGCTCTTGAACGGCCCAAGCACTATTGGGGTCCTGCACCTGAGCGGCTTTACGCACAATCGCCCGGTCGTAGTGCTTGAAACCGGTGTAAGTCATTTCCTGCGCCTAGCCATGCACAAATTCTATGGCTCTAGGTTAATGCTGAATGATGGCTGGGCCTCCGATACCGCTACTCATGGCCGCCACACACACGGCCACACGGCGTTCAGCCTTACGGGTAGAACCGACCCAGCAAATCAATCTTGCTCTTCAGCGTGGAAGATCTCTTCGTCTAGGGAATCGGCTGCATCGTCAAAACCTTGTTCGTAAAGCCATTTGCCGCTGACGCGCTGAAATTACCAGAATCATCTACGTCATGGGCGGCGTCAAAGGCGGCCTCAATTTCGTGCCAAAGGTAAGTTGCCATCGTGTAATTGCTGCGATTTCACAGTAGCGGCGATCAATAGGCAATACGAACCTTGGCGATGCCGTCGAGTGGTACGCCTAAACGATGGGCTGCAGCGGCTGAAAGGTCAATGCTGTTGCAGTTACAACGGTCAGTGATGGAAACCGTGAGACTGCGGCCAGCATGTGAGACGCGGACCTTGGTGCCACAGGGAAGCCAAGGGTGGGCGGCGGTGATCGCGCCCCAATGGCGGTAGATCTGTCCGCAATAGGTCGTGCGTCCGTCAAACCATGGGTCGTAGACAGTGGCGGTGACGGTGCGAGCGGAGGCGGGGCCGTTGAAGAGAAGGGCAACGGCAAGAAGCAGTCGTTTCATGGTGTGGATGGGTCGCCCCAAAAAGGTTCAAGCCTGACGTGCGTTCAGTGCGCTGTAAAGATCGCTGATCATCTGGACATAGGAGCCTTGACCGAGCACGGCGTCGTGAGCTTGATCAAGGGTGTAACCAAATTTGGCGTGAAGCAGCAGGATCATCATGGAGATGGCGGCCTCTTTGCTGCAGTTGCGGGAGACGGCGTAATCGCGGACGCGGTTCAGGTGCTCGGCGGAAACGGTCATTTGCTTGTGTGTGGTGGGGTCGCCCCCGTCCCGTAATTATGGGGTATATCCCTGCCGTCTGTCAATAGAGCCTGATACCCGTGCCACGGCCAGCGTTCGCGTGCAGCATGTTGAACTCACGCCAGACCACATACCCCAGCGCATCAACCATGTGGTCATGCCCGGCCTCCTTGTCCGGATCGCCCTTCTCCGTCCAGCTCTGCAGCTCAAGGCACTCGATCAATCGCGTGCAACCCTGGGCCACCGTCAATCTGATCTGCCCC